CCGTCGGCGATCAGGCCCTCGGCCTCGCCGTCGTAGCCGGGGAGGTCGCCCGTGTTCGCGATGATGGCGTTGCCGATCCAGCCCTTGTCCCGCAGGTTGTCGCAGAGCAGCCCGAACATGTCGTCGCTCTGCTCGTTCGGGTTCTCGCCGTCGACGCGGAGCTCATCGGGGTGGACCGTGGTCTGTTCGGCTGGCTGCGGTAGCTCCTCGAGGGTGAGTGTGTCGTCAGTCATCGTTCTCGTGGTAGTCGCGAAGGTTCGACATGAAGGCGTCCTCGAGCCCCTCGTGGTTCACGGTGAGCTCGTCGTCGGGCGCGATGCCGAACGTGTCGCTGATCGACTCGTACCGACGGAGGAACCGCTCGTCGCCCGTCCGCCGGAACTGCTCCAGCGTGATGCCGGCGACCGTCCGCGCGAGGGCCTGCGCCGACTCCGGCTCCTCGAGGAGGTCCTCGGCCTGCCGGACGCGCTCGATCTCCTCCTCGGTGAGGAAGTCCTGGACGAACGAGTCCGAGTACGCCCCGTGCGTCGCCGCCCAGTCGTTGCCCTCGTGCTCGTCGCCCGAGCCGCCCGAGCCTCCGTGGGAGCTGCAGCGGCCGCTGTCCCGCTCGGTCCCCCAGCCGGAGGTCCGCTTGCAGTACCCGATGAAGGTGCCGTCCCGCGTTCGCCGGGCGTTACAGTACTCGTCCGGCTCGCGCTCTGGGACGTCGTCGACGGGCTCGCCGACGAGGTCGTCTGGTTGGTGGTCCATGGGGGTGTTTCGTTCAGAACGGCGACGGCGGCCCGGTCGCGGGACGCTGAGGGCCGTACCGTTGGGTGGTTTGGTCGTCGACGGCGCGGGGGTTGTCGTGGGCGCGGTCGTGGTGACAGCGCCGGCACCTCGAGGTGAGGTTGTCGGGGTCGTTGTTCCCGCGCTGCTCGTCGACGTGGTGCTCCTCGGTGTGGTCGACCGGGGAGCCGCAGTTCGTGCAGTGCTCAGTCATCGTGATCGGCCCCGCGGAAGGTGAGGGAGTCCGACTCGTCGCAGCCAGGGCAGTCCTCGAGGCCTGGCGGGAGGTCGGCGGCGTTCTCGGTGAAGCCGCAGCGACGGCAGACGGCGACCTTGCCCGCGAGGAACAGGGTCTCGGAGCACTCTCGGCAGAGGGTGACGGTCTCCCCTGGCTGGAAGAGCTGGGTGAGCGTCGACGGCGACGTCTTGAGGAACGACTCGCGGAACTCGCCCATGAAGGCGGGGGCGCGGTCGTAGCGGTCCTCGCAGCAGTCGCAGTTGAAGGTGTATCCCATGTGTCAGTCCACTGTGTTCATCGCGTGTTCACCGTCCCCGCAGGCGTTCTTCGAGGATGTCGGCCGTCTCGCGGGCCGTCGCGCCGGCGATGTCGGGGATGTGGTCCTCGGTGAGTGTGTTCGGGTCGTGTTCACCGGTGCCGTCCCCGGGTTCGCCGCCCTCGACGGCGTCGACGAGCCGGGCGATCGTGTCGCCGAACGACTCGTCCTCGCGGTTGACGTCGTCGAGGTCCTCGTAGATCTCCTCCGGGATGGTCAGCGTCTTGCGTCCCATCGGTGCTATGCCTCCTCGCCGTCGACGGCGTCCTGGACGGTCTCGGTGGCGTCCTCCGCTCGGCGCTGGAGGTCCTCGGCGAACACCCAGACGATGGTCACGAGGCCCGCGTAGGCGAGCCACCGACCGGTGGGCCCGCCGGCGATGACGGTCTCGACCGCCTTCGTGATGCCGAGCAGCGGGAGGACGGGACTCGAGGCGACCTTCCGGGTCAGCTGCTTCGCGCGCTTCCGCGGCTCACCCTTCAGCGGGATCATGGCCTGGTGTAGGGGATCTCCCGTTCCTCGAGGACGTCGCGGGCCTTCCGGACGCCCTTCTTCGCCGACCACGCCTTCCCGACGTAGTGACGCCACGCCGTGAGCGGGTTCAGCGAGTTGGGCTCGTCGTGAGCGTACAGGTGGATCCGGGTGCCGCCCTCGCGCTCCTCGGTGTAGATCGTGATGTGGAGCTGGCGGCGGGCGAAGACGTCACCCGTCGCAGCGAGGAACCGACCGAGCATGCTGCCGATCAGGCCGGCGACCGGGACGTCGACGCTCCGGAGGAGCTCGCCGAGGCCGCGGATGCGACCGTACCGGCGGGCCCAGGAGCCGTCGGACTTCCAGCCGCTCGGGGAGCGCTTCACTGCGGCCAGCGGGTTCCGGTAGAAGCCGGCGTCCTCGAGCTCGCGCTCGAAGGCCTCCTCGTCCATCGCGACGATCCCGACGAACTCCGCCGGGGACTGCTGGTGCTTCGCGTACAGGCCCGACGTCGCGCCGAGCCGGTCGAGCACCGGGAGCAGCCGGTTCCGGATCGCCGGCCAGTAGTCGTCGTCGGCGCCGAGGAACCGCTTCCCCAAGACGCCGTAGAGGAGCCAGGAGACGAGCAGCGCTGCGGCCGGCGCCGCGATCTCGAGGTTGTTCGCGATCAGGTCGGTGATGAGTTCGACGTTCATGAGTTGCCTCCGTCGTCATCCGACGACGTCGAGTCGCTCTGGTCGAAGGACTGGACCTCCGCCCAGGCGGCGTAGAACTCGCCGAGTTCCATCCCGTTCACGAGCCCGAGGACGATGATGCCCAGGGAGAAGACGTGCATCGGGTTGGCTCCCTCGCCGATGGCGAAGACGCCGAAGCCGACGATCGCGACCGAGATGACGAGGTTCTTGAGTACTTTCCAGGTCCTGAGGTTCATCGGAGGCCACCTGTTGCGGAGATAGTGATCGATACGACAGTTCTGCCGGGTGACTGCGTCCGGTACTGACGATGTGTTTTTAGTGGACATGACACATCTAAGGGCCTCGTCCGCGCCGTGAGCGCGGTGTCGGCGTGACCGATCGAGGCTGAGTGTCGAATGGGGTAGGGGTAGACGGGCTGGCTGGAGGTGCTTCGCAGCTGAAGGCCGGGCTCGAGGCCGGCGCGGTTTCCCGCGGGGCCCCAGGTACCGGACCGGCGGCGCCGCAGTTTTCCTGCGGGTACCGTCAGCGCTCCCGTCACTGCGTGCTCGCCGTGGTCCTGGCGCGTTGGTGGTGATCAGCTGACGCTCCGAAGCGCGATCGGCGGGAGGAGTGAAACGATCTCGTTGCGGTGAAACGAGCTCATCCAGTCGTCGGTCCTCGCGGTGACATGCTGCCAGCCCTTGGACCACGGCGAGAAGCGATTCGACGGATGCGTGGTACGCATGCAAGCAGTCCCCTCGATCTCCGCGCCTCCGAGCGCCACTCGGAGGTCATCGGCGGCGCCGGGAACAGTCGGGCGCGCCGATCGGCGTCGACGTCATCGGGGGCCGCTGCGTCTTAACCAACATTCGAGCGTGGTTGTTCCAGCGTGTTGGTTAAGGTCGGGACTCGTCCTGATGCTGCGCGCGGACGACCGCCTCGGCCGTCGCGAGCTTGAAGCACTCGAAGTCGTCGCCGGCCGTCTCGGGCTGCCGTTTCAGCTCCTGGACGCGCTCGACGAGATGGACCCAGTCGTGGTCGACGCCGTACTCGTGGAGCGTCACGGTCAGCTGGACCGCGTCGTCGCGAGCACGTTCCGCCGATCGCGTCGGCGGTGATCGATGCGGGTCCATGGTGCCACAGCCAGTGCAGTACGTGCTCTTCCCGTCCTCGGTGTACGCGGGGCCGAGCCGGTCGTGGATCTTGATCGACTCGAAGTACTCGCGGTCGAGGTAGTCCCACTTCGCGCCCTCGGGGAGGTCCTCCTCGACGAACGCGAGGACATCGTGGCGCTCGATGCCGACCTCCCACGGGAAGTCCTGGTACCGACGGAGGCGTTGGAAGCACTCCTGGCAGACGTGGTCGTTCTCCGCGACGACGGCCCTGAAGAGTCGGCGTGGGTCGTCCGGGATTTCAAGTCGATCATCGGGGAGTTGAATCACGGTTTGAGAGCCCGAAGAGGAGATAGCCGCGTCTGAGTGGGACACCACCTCTCGGCGGCTTGAGAGCGAGCCCGACCTGGTCGTCGACTGCCGTCGGTGTATATCAGATTTCATGTACTGTTATGTCTCAGGGTTATCCCCGATATGGTACACTACCTGTCTGAGGTCGTCAGAATGACGGCTCTTGAACAGATAATCCCCGTTCTGGAGACTTTCTATCGCCCGGTCCAGCGTGGTGTCGGCGAGTTCTGTCTCCTCCCGCAGCTCCTGTCGCGCGAGCGAGCCGTCACCCTCGGCTTCGATGACGTGGTAGACGTACTTCGCGCTCGGCGGTAGGTCGGAGAGGTCGGTTGTTTCAGTCATCAGATAGAACTGTGGCAGTGTCAGCGGTGGCCTGGATGCTGGCCTGCTTCGGAGTCGCACCGAACGACACGACAGACTCGGTAGTGGCGTAGGACTCGTCGACGGTGACGAGCATCGACCGGGACTCAAGGACGTCCTCCAGGACGTCGACCCAGGGCTCGAGCCACTCCCAGTGCTCGAGCAGCGGCCGGAGATCGGGCAGCCCCTCGTCGGTCAGGGAGAGCCAGCAGCCACAGACCGGATCCTCGGGGTCGCCCCATCTCCCGGGGTCGTCGACGAGCTCCATCGCTGCCTCGAAGAAGACGTCCCGGACGAACAGCCGGTCGGCGTCCTCGACGGGCCACGGCACGATCTCCTCGTACCGCTCCCCGTCGGTCCGGAACGCGATCGGGAGCCGCCAGCCCTCGTCGGTCTCCTCCAGGAGGCCGAGCGCCTGGAGCCGGTCGCCGGCGGCCTCGCCGCTCCGGGAGATCGTCGACCGGGCCACGCCGGCAGCGTCGGCGAGGTCGCCCGTCGACAGCGGTTCGTCGACGGCGAGCAGCGCCTTCACGATAGCCCGGCCTCCCGGCGAACAGTGCGGGAGGAGCCGGTCGACCGGCAGCTTCGACAGCGCGAACCGGACCTCGCTCGGCCGGAGTTCGCGAGGGACGTCCTCGGACTCCAGCCAGTTCAGCGCCGTCGCGACGTCGTACGGGTTCCCGGTGAACAGCCGGAGCAGCGAGACGGTCTCCCGGGTCGGCCGGAGGTTCTTCTCGCCGGCCATCCTGGACGTCGCGACGGCGAACTGCTCGCGGTCGAACTCGAACGCCCGGACCGGAATGTCGACGGTGAACTCGGGAGCGTCGTCCCGAACCTCGGACGGCGCCTGCAGCTCCGCCTCGAGGTCGTCGACGAACGCCGCCCGCTTCTCGCCGTCGACGGCGCCGAAGTTCCCGGCCAGGACGAACGAGCCGATCAGCTCGCCGACCGGGTCGGCAGCGTCGACGTCGGCGAAGATGGTCCAGTCGAGCTTCTGCTTCCGCTGCTCGAACAGCTGCCGGTACGCCGAGAACTGGGCGTACCGTGACTGGATCGCGGCGCCGATGGTGAGCGTCCGGACCAGGTCGTCCCAGCGGTCCTCGTCGAAGTCCGAGCTGAACGTCGGGAGGCGGACCTCGCGAACGATATCGACGTCGACGAGGTCCATGATGTGGGCGATCGTCCCGGCCAGCCCGAGGGCGTCCCGGAGGATCGTGCCGCGGAAAGAGTCCTCGTCCTCGTAGTCGCCGTTGTGGAGCTTCGTCGTCAGCTCTTCGAGGTGGTCGCGGGCCTCCTGGAGGCCCTCGATGAACTCCTCGACCGTCTCGTGGTCGTCGGGGAGGTGACCGAGACACCGGGACGACCGGAGAACCTGGCGATGCTCGTCGAACAGGTCGACGAAGTCGTAGTCCGCGGACTCCAGCCGTTCCGGCGTGAGGCAGTACTCGAAGATCCGCCAGTGGGTTAACGACCGGGCGGTGGACACCCAGTACTGCATCGGGTTGACGTACTCGGTCGAGGTGACCACGCGGCCCCCGCCGGGATCGACCCAGATGCCGGGGATGCGGTAGTCGTCGGCCTTCTCGACCGGGTGGTCCACCACGCTGAAGCCGTTCTCACGGGCTGAGGCGGTCGCACCGAAGGCCTCCTCGCGAGACAGGGTGGCGACTGGTGCCAGCCCCGTGCCCTTCCGCCGCGGGTCCCCTGCGTGGGGGCCCTCGTGCTCGCGCGGGTTTACACGTCCATGGTCGGACGGATGCAACGAGTCGCTAAACGCCTCGTCAAGCCGCTGCTGTCGAGGGGTTTCCGCATCTATCGTCTCGATCGCCTCCCGACCGGCGGGCCCGAGCTCGACGTGCGACCGGCCGCGGGCCTCGATGGTCTCGACGAGGCCGAGCTCGACGAGCGCGTCGTCGCGACGCTGGACCCAGTTCGAGATTGTCGGCTTCGAGACGTCGAGAGCCGCTGCGAGGGCGTGGTAGCTCAGCGTCTCGTCGTGCTCGTTGTGAAGCAGCCGGAGGATCCGGGCGCCGGTGGACTCCCGATCGAGGACGTCCAGGGCACGGTCGACGCGCTCGTCGATAGGTGCTGTACGTCCCCGTCCAGTCCACCGTTCGTTAAACGCGGTCCGCTTCAGGTCGTGGCTCACCGCGAGGCGCCGCAGGTCGATCGGCGACCCGACGACGACGACCTCGCAGTTCCGGGCGAGCTGCCAGAGCAGCTGGACGACGCGCTCGCGCTGGTCCGGGCTCTGGTCCTGGAAGGACTCCTCGAGGCGGACCGAGATGGTCGGTGTGTTCACCGCGTGTTCACCGCTGGCCCACCCGACGAGGCGGGCCGTCCCGAGGATCTGCTCGACCGGCGCGCGCTGCGTGCCGAGGCGGCGTGCCAGGAACAGCAGACCGTCGAGGTCCTCGCCGCCGTAGATGAGCCGGCGGACGAGGTCCTCGGCGACGTCCGGGTCGTCGCGCTCGACGCCGCGGGCGAGGCGCTCGATCACGCTCCGCAGCGGGTAGGCGACGTCGCGAGACTCGAGGGCCTCCTGGAGCTCGCTCGAGGTGCGGCCCTCGGCGAACCGGCGGACACCCTCGACGAGCGCCGTCTGGAAGCCGGATTGTTCGACGAGGTCGGCCCACACCCCGGGGTTGTCCGCCGAGGATCGGGCGACCGTCGCGTCCTCGTCGAGGACGATCTCCGCGGTGGCGTCCGCGGGGTACTGGTCGTCGAGCACGAGGTCGCCGGTCCGCTCGTCGACGACGTCGTCGGCGCCCCACTCCTCGAGGCGCTCGTCGACGTCGTCCTGGAAGAGGTTCCGGCGCCACTCGGGGAGGCCGGCGTCGACGGCGTCGGCGTACGCATCGTCGTACAGGCCGAGGGCCTCCTCGGCGGCCTCCTCGAACCGGCTGCCACGGCGCTCGTCCATCGCGTCGACGAGCTCGGAGTAGCGGTCGGCGCCGGTCGGCCGCAGGTCCATCTGGTCGACGTCGGGCCCGCGGTCGAGCTGGTCGTCGACGGCGTCGGCCTGCTCGGCGTAGTCATCCATCTCGGCGTACCGCTCGTCCTCGCCGGCGCGGCTCGCGAGGATCCGCGACCGGAGCTCCGCGGCGCCGGCCTGGGTGTCGTGCTGGGCGAGTGGCCGCAGGCTGTCGGCGTCGATGGACTTACCACAGTTTGGACACGAAACACGGGCCTGTTCGCGACGCTGCTGGCGCTCGATGAGCCAGGGCGTGCCGCAGTCTGAACAGCCGACGACGTCCCACGGGCTCATCGGGACATCACCGGGGATGCCCCCAGGGGCCGCGGTGTCGTCGGAAGGGTTGGTCCGTTCACGGTGGTGACGGCTACCGGACCAGTGAATCGCGCTGCTACGCGGAACCGCGGTGTGCGCGCCGTTCGCGTTGGACAGCGCCGCCGCTGTCTGTGTCCGGTAGGCTTAAGACGACGGGACCAGAAACCAGAGGTAGTACCACCTGCCTCCGGTTTCAACGCCCGCCAGCGGCGGGTATCTTCGGTGCTCCTTTCTTGCTGTCTCAGTCGTTTGTATCCGGGGTACTTAAATGGACAGCCACCGGCGTGGAAGTGATCGCACGACCTCATGGCTGTCCTCCGGCTGCGATGAACAGCCCGATGATCGTCGTCGCGACCAGCGCGGCCAGGAACAGCTTCACGCCGAACCACGGGCTCATCTCCGCGTCACCTCTCTGACCGCGCGCTCGACAGCGTCGTGGTCGCGCTTCGACCGACCCTTCTTCAGCTCGTCGAGGAACCCGAGCGTCTCGAGGACGTCGGCGACCTCGTCCCGTGAGAGGTGGTGCATCTCGCGGCGGACCTGGTGGACGGTCTGCGCGTTCGCGACCGCGTCGACGAGCTCGTCGCGACTGACGCCCAGGGCGTCCAGGTCGATCGTGGCGGACTCCTGGCCCCCGCCGTTGGTGGCGAGGTCCTGACCGCCGTCGGCTGCCTGCCGCTGGTCGTCGGCTTCACCTTCACTTTCACCGCCCGCACCGGCGCCGGCGTCGACGCCCTCGAACTCGACGTCGGTGACGTCCGAGAGCTCCCGGTCGCCGGCGCCGACGACCTCCTCGAGGCCGTAGATGCCGAGCATCCGGAGCGTCCGCTCGGTCGACCAGCTGACCTCGGCGAGGACGTCCTGGAGGCCGTCGGCCTCCTCGACGATCGCCTCGAACTCGCCGGGCTCCAGGTGGTCGAGCGTCGACTGCGGGACCTCGTGCTCCTCGGTCCGGTGGATCGCGAGCTCGAGGGAGTCCTCCAGCGTCGCCCCGCAGTGGCACTCGCGCGGGAACGTCTCCTCTGGCTCTTCGGTCTCGGAGTCGTCCGGGGAGTCGTCCGCGGCCTCGTCGACGACGTCCTCCTCGTCGGTCTCGCCCCCGTCATCGGGAGCAGCGTCGTCGGCATTGCCCTCCTCGGTCGTCGAGTCGTCCTCGGTGGACTCCTCGGAGGGTTCCGGCTCGTCGACGTTCTCCGACTCGTCGACGTCGTCGTCACCGTCGGCGCCGCCATCTGGGTCGTGGATGCCGTGCTGGACCAGCTGATATCGAACGGCGCCGGTCGTGACGTCGACGTCGAGCTCTTCCGCCGCGTCGGCGATCACGCCGTCGGCGGCCTCGTAGGCCTCGCGAAGCCGTTCGGGGTCCTGATGCGGCGGAACGTCATCCGTTCCGTCGTCGACCCAGTCCTCGGGCGGGTCCGTGACTCGGTCGAGTTCCTGGCCCTCGTGCATGTGACCGTGGTGGCTCTTCAGGCCGTGGTCGGTCAGCGGGCCCTTCTGGCAGATGCCGCACCAGAACTCGGCCTCGCCGACGTCGAGCCCCCGGTCTTCGTGTGTTCGGGCGCGGTGGTTCTTCATCGCCCGGACGTCGTCGAACGAGCGCTCGCAGTCGGGGCACGGAACGCCCTGGTCGTCCTCGGAGTCGTCCTCCTGGTCAGGCTCGTCGACGTCGGCGGCCGGATCGGCGCCGCCGTCGCCGGCGACGTCCAGACCCAGCCGCTCGGCGTTGAACCGGACGCGGTCGAGCTCGAGGGCGCGCTCGCCCCAGCGGTCGACCAGCGTCTCGATGGAGGTCGCGAGGTCGTCTGCCTCGTAGCAGCCGCTCCCGACGGCGCCGTCGCCATCGACCTGGCCGGGGTCGGGGTAGTGGTCGGCGACGAACCGGCACGCCGCAGCCCAGTCGGAGATGTCGACGATCTCGACCGGGTGCGTCACGATGCCGGCCTGTCGGCAGGCCCAGATCCGCTTGTGGCCCTCGACGACCTCGAAGCCCTCGCTGCCGGGATGGTCGAGGTCGCCGTCGATCGGGCGGACGACCGGGAACGAACCGACGAACCCGGTGTCGCGAACATCGGCGACGTAGCCACGGTTCTCGGACTCCTGGAACTCGCGCTCGTGGTACGGCGCCGGCTCGATCGTCCGGAGAGCGATGCGCTCGATGCGGGAGTCGTCCTCGAGGACGGCGACCTCGGTGGCGCGGGTCACCAGCGTCGAGCCGACGTCGGTCTCGTCCTCGTCGACGAGCGTGGCGTCCCGGAGCATCAGGTGGCGCTCGTGGTGGTGGATCCGCTCGACCCACCCGCGGTAGACGCGGCCCTGGTTCGAGACGGCGCGGACGTAGCGGCCGCGGAGCCGGTCGTCCATCCCGTCGATGAACGGGTTGCTCACGCGGACTCACCTCCGTCGTCCGGGATGCGGCCGCGGCGGCCACGGGTCGTCCAGCTGACTTCGCCGATGACGACGGGCCACTCGATGTGGGCCTGCCGCTGGTAGCCCTGCGTCCCCGGGCAGTCGTACCACGTCAGCCCGTGCTCGAGGTCGCGGGGGCCGCAGACGACCCACCGCTCGAGGTCGAGCTCGTCGACGACCGCGAGGAGGTACCGTCCTCCCTCGGCCTTCAGGAACTCGTGGGGCTTCTCGTGGAAGATCCACTGGCCGGGGCGGCCGTCGGACGGCTTCCGCGGCAGGCAGGTCTTCAGCTCGAACGGCGTCCCCGCGGTCGCGCTGCGGGCGACCGGCGGCGACGTCGCGAGGACCTGGTCGAGCTCGGCGTCGTATCGATGCTCGACGTCGTCCGGGACGTGGGAGATCTCGAACGGCACCTGCTCGCAGACGGCGCGCTCGACGTCCTCGTAGCGAGGGCGCAGGTCCGTCACGCCGACTCACCTCCGTCGACGTCGGCCAGGTCACCGTCCGGCCAGCGCCAGACGAACTCGCCGTCGACGATGACGGCCAGCCCCTCGGACGTGATCCGGTCGTAGGCGTACAGCAGGGAACTGAACCCTCCGAGGTCGTACCGGCGCTGGCCGACCTTCGCGTACGCGAGCACGAGTTTCCGGCGCCGGCGCCGGATGCGGAGCTCTCGGATGTAGCCGACCGGGTCGCGTAGGAACCGCCGTAGCGCGGCGAGCCCCGACCGGATGATCTGTGCGATGCTCCGCATCAGCCGCTCACCCCGCTGTTCGACTCCCAGGCGTCCCGGATCAGCTGCTGGCGCTGCTGGATGCCCTGGATCCGCGACTGCAGGGACTCGATCTCCTCCTCGACCTGGCTCTCCGCCGTCGCGACGAAGTACCCGTTCGAGTTCGAGATGACGGGGAGCGCGCGCTCCTCCAGGAGCGCCTTCACGGCCTCGCGGGTTCGCGGGTTCGAGCCCGAGTCGTCGATGCCGAGCTCGTCCGCGATCTTCCCGGAACTGATCGCGTTCTCCGGGCCCCGGTGGTCCGCCAGGAGCTCCTCGAGTTCGTCGAGGAGAGCGCCATCGATATCGGGACCATCGTCCTCGCTGGGAGTGCGTCCCCCGTCGGTCGACGCGGTGGCGCCGGTCTGGTCCTCGACGAGCTGGAGTACCTTCTCCCGGTCGTCGGCCGGGACGCCGTGCTCGGAGACGGCCTGCGCGACCGCCATCCGCGGGTTCTCCCGGTGCTGCTCGACCATCCGAGTGGCGTAGTCCGCCGCCTCGGAGACGGCGTCACCCACCGTAACCACCCCGAGCGTCGGGCTCGTCGGTGGCGCACGTCATGCAGCGGATGGCCGTCGGGTACACGCCGCGGTCCATCGCCTGCTGGGTGGCCGGACTCACGACGACGTTCTCGCCGCAGCCGTCGCAGGTGTCGGTCTTGCTCCCCGGGACGGTGATGGGGGCGTTCCCGACGCGCATCGTGAGGGTGAACGCCTCTTCAGGCATCGGGATCACCCGCTTCGAGCGCCTCGATCCGGGCGTCGACGTCGTCGATCAGTTCGTCCTCGATGCTCTGCGGGCCGTCGTCCAGCTGCTCGACGGCCAGCTGGCCGCCGAACGGACCGAGGACGCCCGCAGGTAGGCGGCCGAGCCAGACGGTCGCGCTCCCCGCGCGGATGGAGATCTCGTCCTCCTCGCCGGGGAAGCCCTCGACCGTGTGCTCCTGGTCGGTGTCGGCGTTCATCGCGACGTTCCAGTCACGGTCTCGGTCGCGCGCCGGGACGGTCGTCGTCCAGACGCCGTCGATCCCCGACCCGTCGTCCGGGACGTCGCCCTCGGCGCCGGCGAGCTCGGCGAGCCTCGCGAACAGGAGACTGACCTGATCAGGCACCGTCCTCACCTCCGTCGATTGCGAGTGCTTCGTCGACCATCGCGTCGATGAGGTCGGTCGTGTCCAGGCCGGTGGTCTCCAGGACGGTCCGGAAGTGTGCGCCGAGCATCTGGATCTGCGCGAGGGCGACCGGCGTGCCGCCCCCGAGGATGGTGCTGGAGTAGTAGTCCGTCTGCCCCTCGGTCATCGCGACCAAGAAGTACCCCATCAGCTCGTCGGGATCCTCGAGGGCGTCGCGGGCCGTCGCGACGTGCTCGGGGAAGTCCTCGTTCGTGGGCGCGCCGTACGCGACGTCGTACCCGTCGTTCCGGAGCGCCGTGATCAGCTCGTGGGCGCGCTTAGCCTCCTCCTCGTCATCAGACATCGGTCACCCCCCCGGCGAGGTGCTCCAGGCACGACGGCAGCGAGCCGAAGTGCCCGACGTGGTGCCGGTACCACGGTGAGATGTCCGAGAGCCAGGAGCCGTCGCGAGGCCAGAGCGCGATCGGGTAGTCGCGCTCGAACGCCCACATGACCTCCATCGGCGTGCCGATCGAGGGGACCGGCTCGAAGCCGACGAGGACGGCGTCGGACTCCTCGAGGAGCCCCTTGTCGTGGCCGACGATCTCGTCGACGCCGACCGTCTTCAGGTTCTCCGGGTTCGACGTCCCCTCGACGACCGACAGCTGGTCGGCCGGGACGTTGTACTGCGCGAGCGGGTTCTTGAAGTCGAACTCGTCGCCGTACTCGTCGACGACGTCCTCGCGCCAGCCGGCGCCGCCGTCGTCGACGTGCGCGACCGGCCCCGCCAGGTAGATGCTGACCTCGCCGGAGCCGGTCGGCCGGGGAGCTGCCTCAGACATCGGCATCCCCCTCCTCCGTCTCAGCGGCGAACCACTCGGCGACGTCGTGCTCGTGAGCGATGGCCCACTGCTTGACTTCGAGGATGGCCGCGTTGATGGCCTCCTGCTCCTCGCGAACCGACTCGTCGTCGTCGTCGAGCATGGAGTCGGTCTCGTCGTGGTAGGCGTTGGTGATCTCCTCGGCCTGCGTCTGCAGGAGGAACAGCGTGTCCAGGTACTCCGCAGCGACCTCCATCTCCTCCTCCTGGGCCGCGTGGAGCATCGCGCGCTCGAGAGCGTCGAACGCCATGAACGCCGACCGCTCGTCGAACTCGACCTCGGCGACTCGGGCGTCCGACATCTATCGGTCACCTCCGTCCATCGTGGCCTCGACGTCGGCGAGCTCCTCGGCCTCCTCGAGGAGGACCTCCGGCGGGACCTCAGCCTCGAAGCCGGCCTCGTTGACCATCTCGAAGATGGCGCCGACGCGCCGGTCGGCTCGCTTGTCGGCCTTCGCGCGCTCGAGGACGGCCGCCAGGAACTCCGTGAGGATCTGGGTGTGGATCCGGCGGGCACCCTCGTCGAGCGCGGCCTCGACCGGGTACCGCGTCAGCCGGTTCTCGGGATAGGCGTACGGCCGCTTTGGGCTGGAGACGGCGTCCTCGCCGGTCGGCAGGAACACACAGTCGTAGACGACGTCGTCTTCGGTGACGCCCCACTGCTGGGCCATCGCGTCGTCGACGTCGATGTCCGGATGCTCGCCGGCACGGCGGTGGTCGCGACCGACCACCCGCAGCGGCTGGTTCCGGGACCGGTCGAGGACGACGCTGCCGAGGCGGATGAACTGCTCAGGCATCGGCCTCGTCACCTCCGAGGAAACACTGGCTGCAGGGAAGCGCGCCCGACGGGGAGTTCGGGCCCGGACAGCCGGGCGTCCCGTTCGGGCAGGTGTTGTCCTGGTCTGCGACGCCGGCGCTCGCGCGGACGGCGTCGACGTTGGCCTGCCGCCACTTCGCGGGCGACGGGCTACGCATCGGCCTCACCTCCTGCCGGGATGAGCTCGAGCCGGACCTCGCCGGTGTCGAAGTCGGCGATGGTGTTCCGGACTCGGAGATCGTGCTCGAGGGCGAGGTCGTGAACGGGCTCGGTGTCGATCTTCCCGTCGCCGTCGTGGCTCCGGCAGGTGACCTCGAAGACGTCCTCGTCGCGACCGACGGAGACGTCGTCCAGGTCGACGGCGTCGTACAGGAACGACTCCGCGCTCACTGCTCCTCACCCGCGTTGTCGTCGTCCAGGCCGAGCTCCGCTTCGAGGACCTCGACCTTGCCCTTCGCGCGACCGTTGCCGTACCCCATCGACCAGCCGAGGAGGAACACGATGACCAGCGACACCGCGAACCAGAGCGGTCCGACCGTCACTGCGGATCACCCAGGTTGGCGCGGCTACTGCTGGATGAGGTCCCCTTCCCCGCGAGGTCGGCGCCGCACTTCTGGCAGCGGTAGCTCTTCTCGGGGTCCTCGCCGCAGGTCGGGCAGACGTCCTCGCCGCCGTCGGTGACGGGCTGGGGGGCGTCCTCGGTCTCGTCGTCGACGACGTCCTGGAGCAGCGTCGCCCGCTGCTTCAGGGCGGTCCACCCGGCGTCGGTCAGCGCGTACCGGTTGGTCCGCTTGTCGATCTCGCTCTTCGCGACGAGGCCCTCCTCGACGAGCGTGTCGAGGTTCGGGTACAGCCGGCCGTGGTTGACCGCCGTCTGCCGGTAGTCCTCCAGCGACCGCTTGATGGCGAGGCCGTAGGGGTACTCGCCGCCCTCGGTGTGGTGCGCGGCGATCGCCGTGAGGATGTCCCGCTGGAACGCGGTGAGCGTCGCGGTGTCGTCGGGTTCGAGGTCCGGCGTCACTGTTGCTCACCTCCTTCGTCCGCCGGATCCCCGTCGAGTGGGACGTCGACCGCCTCGTGCTCGTGTTGGACCGAGGCATCGCATCCATCGTTCGGGCCCTCGCCGTCACCGTCGCCGGCGGCGCCGAGCGCGCCTTCGAGGTCGCTCTTCGCCTGGAAGATGTCGTCCTGGAGCGGGTCGATGGGCGACGTCTCGGCGCCGGTCGCCTCGCCGACCTCGTCGATGACGTCCAGGACCTCGCGCTGGGTCTCCTCGTCGACGTCGTCGAGCGCCACGATGCGCGACCGGGCGCGGGCGAGCGGCGACATCGGGTCGCCGTACTCGTTCTCGGGGTCGTCCGTCTCGTCGACGAGGATCTCCAGCTCCCGGAGGCAGGTCTCGGCGGTCTCGACGTCGACGGCGACCGCGCCGTCGGCGCCGGTGGCTTCATCGCGACCGGCGTCCTCGTCGAGGACCTCGCTCGGCGCCGCGGCGATCTCGAGCGTGAAGACGGGACGGGTCTCCGGCTCGCCGCCCATCACCTGCCGCATCGCGCTCGCGACGCCGCCGACCTTCTTGTGGTCGACCTCGGTGCCGGTGATCCGGCCGCCGGCGTCGTCGACGGACTCGACGATCGCGGCGAGCGCGGAGGCCTCCTCGGGCGTCATCGCTCACCCCCCTCCTCACGGCGGGCCTCCCAGGCCTGGTACGCCCCGGGCTCGGGACCGGCGACGGTCGTGCCGAGCGGGCCGACCGACTTCACCATCGGAACGGGTGCGTCGGTGATCGAGTCCTCATCCTCGAGGACGTCCGGTCCCTCGAGGCAGACGGCAGCCGATTCCGCGCAGGCGAGCGCGCCCTCGACGTACTCGGTGACGTCCTCGTCCTCCTCGAACTCGACGTCGTCCAGGACGAGCCGGAGCTGCTTGCGGACCGCCTGGAGCCGCGACGCCGGCGAGCCAGCGTCACTGCTCATGGCTGCCTCCGGTCGTGTCCCGCGAGTTCTGTGAAGCGATACCGTCTTTGGCCGGGCCCGAGAAGGTGCCGACGGCCCTGTGGCTGAGCTTGCATAGTTGGCTTCGGGGCCCGCGGTGCGCCGGGCGCGCCCCGACTCCTGGCAGAGATGTGGCGCGTCCGGAGGGAACCGCGGAGGTACCTGCGGTGTTGAACCTCCGCGTATAAAGGCAGGTGTTGTATTTCCGGCAAGAACGAGGTGGCTGGTAAGCTGTACTTACTGACCGTTGCGTCTGCTTAGCGGCTCTATAACTAAGCCGCGATGGCGTGTGTGCTTGCATGCGTTTTGGTGATCAGCTGGCGCGCTGGGACGCGCCGGCTCCGATATTTTCCCGAGCTATGCGTCTACGCGGATGTCATCGACGACGACTCCCTCGAGGTCCTCCTCGGCGGCCTCGTCGAGCTCCTCCCGAACGTACTCGCTGAGGTTCCGGTCGGTCGCTGCGGCCGCGAGGTTGAGCCGCCGTTTGAACTCCTCAGTACACCGGACGTGGATGTGTTCATCGTCGTTTTCTTGCTCACCCATGGCGCGGTGTTGCGTGTGTTACAGTATAATGCTTGTGGTGCGTGTATGACGTGGCATTACGCCTAACACTTAGCCTTATTTGTGTTTGGTATCAACATCCGCAACACGATGGGTAAGCAACTCAGCGTCCGCATCGACGACGACCTCGAAGAGCTCATCGAGAAGGAGAAGGCCCGATCGCCGTACGAGCCGAGCGAATCCGATATCGTCCGCGCAGCACTGCGCGAGTACCTCCAGAAGGACGAAGAGGGAAACGCAGAGGGAAACGGCGAGGAGACGACTGCTGCGATGACGGCTGACTAATTCGTCGGGACAGACACAGCTCACCGAACAGCGGGTGCTCGCCCCAGCGGTTTAACCAACAGACGCGGGTGTAGCGTCTTAGTGTTGGTTAAGGACCGGGAGCGAAACCGGCGCCTCGATCGACTCGTCGAGGACGAAGTACCACCGGTTCTGGGGCGGGCCCTGGTAGTCGATGAGGTCGTACTCCCGCAGCTTCGAGAGCTTGTTCCGCCGGGCCCGCCCGCCGATCGGCGTGAGGTCCCGGCCGAAGTACACGTCCTCGGCCAGGTCCTCGTACTGCTCGTGGAGCGAGCTCGCCGAGATTTTCCCGGCCTGGTGGATCAGCTCGTAGAGGACGTGGTGGTGGAACGGGAGCGAGTCGAGACTCGACCGCCGCATCCGGCGACGCGCGAGCTCGAAGGAGTCCTGGACGTCGTCCGGCTCGATCTGGTCGTGGGCCCGATCGCTCGCGAACTCCGCAGCCGCCCGCAGCGCCTGGATCCCGTACCTCGCGACGCCAGCGACCTCGTCGGCGATCGTCCGGAGCTGCTCGTCGTCGACGGCGCCGCGCCGGAGACCCTGGTCGGCGCGGTCGCGGAGGATCGACGAGAGCTCACTGACGCTGTACCGTTCAAGCCGGATCGGCGCCGCGAGCTGGCGCCGGACGTCGTCGCTGACGCGCGCGAGCCATCGCTCCTGGTCGTGGCAGATCCCGACGATCGACACGCCCGCGATGTCGATGACGTCGTCGAGGATCTCGGCGTCGGGGAGTGCGTCGGCCTCGTCGAGCACGAGGATGTACGGCTGCCGGATGGTCTCCCGGAGCTGGTCGCGGAGGGCTTCGACGTCGGCGTCGTCGCGAACGTCGACGGGCGCCCGGTGCTTCCGGAGGGCGGCCTGGAGGACGTCCTTCGTGTCGACGCCGAGGCACTCGATGTGGGCGTGGTCGACGTCGGCGTACTGCTCGAGGCGGCCGAGGGTATGGCGGACCAGGACGGTCTTGCCGACCCCGGACGGCCCGGCCACGAGCACGTCGGTCGCCTGGTCACCGTCGACGGCGGGATCGAAGGCGCGGCAGAGCTCTTCGACCGGACCCTCCCGGTGCTTGAGCTCCCGCGGGAGGTACTCGTCCTGGAAGACGCGGGGGTCAGTTATCATACAGATGAATATTAATCGGTGGATAATACATAAAGAAGGGTCACACTTCCGGCAACTACCTACTCGCTCGCCCCGGCCTCGGCCGCTGTGTCGTCCGAGTCCGTGCGCGCACTCCGCTCCTCGATCGCGTCGACGAGCTCGTCGATCCACCCGGTCTCGAAGTCCCCGCTGTCAGACAGCAGGCCGTTGTAGTTGTGGAGCTCGATCTGGTAGACGTCCTCCTCGGTCTCGAACGTGAACCCGGGATCCCGGCCGCCCGACCCCGAGCGGACGTCCGTGATGTCCTCCAGGCTGATGCGGATCGTCCGGTTCGGCTGCGCGCCGTTCTTCGCGTCGTTCACCGCCTTGTAGCCATCCTCCAGCAGCACGCCCATCTCGATCTCGTCCTCGAGGACGCGCAGCCGCGTGATGAGGTCCTCGTACGACTCCTCCTCGACGGTCCCCGACGACGTCGTCCGGGCGATCGTGTCGCCGCCGACGCGCCAGCCGCTCTGCGAGATAGTCGCGCCATCGCTCTGCGTCGGCACGGTGAGCTCACCGAACAGGCCGCCCTCGGCGGTGACGATCTCGACCGGGAAGGTGCTCGCGTCGACGGGCGTCCCGCGAGCGCCGGAACCGCCGCCCGACGTCAGGCCGCGCAGCTTCGCGAGGGGAACCGTCCAGAGCTTCTTGTAGGCGTTCAAGAGTCCCATGGTCGGTACGTGGGACGAACGTGACAAAAATATGGGGCCCTCGCCCCGAGCGTCAGTCGAGCTGACCGTACTCGACGTCGTGACTGGTGAGTTCCTCGTGCTCCTCGACGTCGTCCTGGGCCTCGAGCTCGGTCCCCCAGATGTCCTCGAAGTCGCAGTCGTGGCAGACGACGTGGAACGTCATCGGTCGCGGGGGACCTCGCTGCGGGCGCCGTGGCCCATCGGCGGGTAGACGATGAGCCGCGTCGGGTCGTCCTCGTCGACGCGCGCGGGGATGCCGCGCTCCTGGAGGCGGTCGCAGTTGTCCGCGACGGCCGCCTCGCTCGCGCGGATCACGACGTACCCGTCGTCGTTCCGGGCGCTGGCGTCGAGGCAGAGCTCGCCCGACACCCAGGCCGCGAACTCCTCGAGGCGCGTGTACTGCCGGAGCCGCCGGCCGAGCAGCTCCTCGGCGCGGGTGATCGCGACGTCGCGAGCGCCGCGGGCGGCCACCCGGGCGGCCTCCTTCATCGCGTCGCCGGCGAGTGTCTCCTCGACGTCGGCCGCGTAGAGGTCCGCCTGCTGGTAGATGTACGCCCAGGCGGCGAACATCTCGTCGGCCCGCAGCGTGTCGAGAGCCTGGTCGTCGACGACGTCGAGCTCGTTCGCGAGGTCCTCGGCCGCGCGCTGGGAGTCGCGCAGCTGCATCAGTCGCCACCTCCCAGCGTGACCTGGTCCTCGTCGGCCTGCGCGCGACTCACCTTGCTCTCGGCGCGGATGTGCTTGCACTCGCCGGCCTCGCGCGGGTCGTCGGCCTGCTCGCGGTAATGCCACTGCGGGCACGAGCACGCCCACGCGGTGACGGGCTCCTCCTCGCCGTCGAAGTACACCTCGGTCTCGACGACGAGGTAGGCGTGGTCGTCGCTCCCGGACGGCTGGACTGCTGCCGAGGCGATGTCGACGCTGGTGACGTCGCCCCGGTCGCTCCAGTCCGCGACCGCGGGGAGCTTGAAGCCGACGTTCCCGCTGACGAGGAACGGCGACAGCATCAGGCTGTCCTGCTGGGTGTTCAGTTGCATCAGGTAGTCACTCGGTTGGTGTCGTCGGTTGATTCGCTGTCCTCGCCGGGGAGTGGCCCGACGTACCGGCAGCGGTCGTGGCCGCACTCGGGGCAGTCGTCGGAGAGGGTGCCGACGTACTCGTGGCCGCAGTTGGAACACTCGTACTCGAGCTCGTCGGGATCCTCGTCGGCCTGGTCCTCGGTCGGGTCGTTCCCGTACCGCTTGTCGAGCGAGCACATCTTACAGAGCCGCCGATTCGGGCCAGTTCGCTGGCCGCACTTCCGGCACTTCCGCCCCATCAGCTGCCCACCCCGTCGACCTCCGGGATCTCGACGTCGGCGGGCGTCGCGAGCAGCTCGCCGTCGCGACGCTTCAGGTGGTACGTCGAACCGTCGGCGGTCTCGCCGATGACGCCGGTGACCGGCTCGTCGATGACCTCGTAGCGGGCCCAGCGGACGATGCCCAGCTGGGCGACGTCCTCGGGGACGTCCTCCTCGACGGCGACGATCTCCGTGCTCATCAGTGAGGTGCCGGTCTTCACGGTGGCGCCCGGACTGACGCCGGACCGGAGGCGGTCATCGATGCTCGAGAGCCGGCTGAGGGCGGTCTCCCCTGCCGTTCCGATACCTTCTTTCGTGGCGTTCGTGTTCTTCAACATGCTTCGGGTGCTCCGAAGCGCGGTCGACGGCGGTGGTGACGCCGTCGGCCATCCTT